AGCACGGCTAATATGGCCACAGCAGATACGAAACAGATGACTGCTTGGAACCTAACTGAAGATAATGGCTCCGAACTTAGCGCTGGAACTGGTGATATTCGAATTGTTCGTCGACTGACTCACTTGGGCTATAAAGATGCTAATAACAATATTGTTGCCGGCTCAAAAGCTAAGCACATTACCTTCTATCTGCATGGCTCGACAAGTTCTACAAACGATCTTAGTTCAACTTGTACTGTACACTTCCCAAGATTAGATCAATTTGATAATAGCAAAGTTGGTTCTATCGTTGGACAAGGTGGCGATACTTGGAATTTGGAAAATACTGCCAATATTCCTGAAATCGATATCAAAGTTGACAGTATTGCTGTTACCGCTCAGACCAAGAAATTGAAAGCAAAATGGTCCCCAGAATTGGGTCAAGACCTCAACGCTTATCACAACTTGGATGCAGAAGTGGAACTTACCAGCATTCTGTCTGAGCAAATTGCACTTGAGATTGATAGAGAAATCTTGGCTGATCTCGTAAACGGCGCAACGGCTGATACTTATTACTGGTCACGCTCCCCCGGTCTGTTTGTAAAAAGAGACACAGGCGCTGAACTTGGTGCTACTGCTGCAGCCCCGGATTTCACCGGAACAGTGTCCGAATGGTATGAAACTTTGCTTGAAACCGTCAATGATGTTTCAGCTCAGATTCATCGTAAAACGCTTCGAGGTGGAGCAAACTTCTTGGTGACAAGCCCTGAAGTTGCAAGCATTCTGGAAATGACCTCTGGCTTCAGAGCTTCAATTGCAGTTGATTCCGATAAGGGAATGGCCGGAGCAGTAAAAACTGGTCAGATTAGCAAGAAATGGGATGTTTATGTAGATCCTTACTTTGTCCGAAACGTTGTTTTGGTCGGTAGGAAAGGTTCTTCATTCCTTGAGTCTGGTTATGTGTATGCACCTTATGTGCCACTGCAAGTCACTCCCACCATCTTTGGTGTTGAAGATTTCGTGCCCCGCAAGGGAGTCATGACTCGATACGCCAAGAAAATGGTTCGACCTGACATGTATGGTCTGGTTATTGTTCGCGGCCTGCTTGGAGAAAGTGGATCTTAAGCAATGGCCTAACGGCTAATAGCGACTAATGAAGAAGCCCGCCTCTTTTTGAGGCGGGTTTTTTTTGTTTCTTCTGGATTATTCCAGAAATGGATACTACTTATAAGTAAAATATAAAAGGCAATCGCCTAGATCACAAGGAGAATTTATAAGATGAGTAAAGTAGGAAGAGCAGCTTTTAATAGTTCTAGAATGCGTTTCGAAGCACTAGGAGATGCAGATAAGACCCTCGCCAGCGCCGAAACAGGTGAAGTATATGCCCTAACTGTAGACCTTTCAGAAAACCGCACAATCACATTACCAACCCCACAAAATGGTGCATATTTTAAATTTATGATTATGGCCGACCTAGACGGCGGCAATCTTATCATCTCGGCAGCGGCCACGACCGATTACTTGGTCGGAGGTCTTGCTCACCAAGATAGCGATGGGACGACTGTCAATTTTGTTCAATCTTCTCAATCCGATGCGGTCGATGTAATGACAATCATTGGAACCGGCGACGGCGCTCAGTTTGGTAGTTGGGTAGAATTCGTAAGCGATGGAACATATTGGTATTACTCGGGTCATGTCCATTCCGACACAATTCCAACTATTGCTTAATTAGACAACTCCAATCTCATCTAAATATCAAACCCTACGTTTTCTATAGCGTGGGGTTTTTTATTAAGTCTAGACTATTTATATATAACCTAGGAGGTATATTATGGGTAAGAAAGCAAGACTGAGGAGATATCCTCAAAAATACGGAAGAAAATTTGCAAGTCATCCGGCATTTATGGAAAGACATGATGCAGCCGCGGCAAAACCAGAACCAATTGCGGAAACTACCGCGCCAAAGCCTGTTCCAATTGTTGAAGAGGCGCCACCAGAACCAATTGCAGAAAAGTCTGCCCCAAAACCAGAGCCAATTGCTGAAAAACCAGCCGCGCCTGTTGAGCCAAAACCAGCCACACCCCGGCGGAAACCAAAGACTACAAAGAAAGCTCCTGCTAAACGCAAAACAAGCACAAATTATAGAACCAATAAAAAAACCAAAAAAAGCTGAATAAATATAGCTTGCCGGCAAATGTTTTGAAAACCCCTTCTTAAGAAGGGGTTTTTTTATTCTTGAAATAATTTAATCTTGCCACATTCATAAATTTTATACTATTTATGAATATAATGGTTTATTTCAAGGAGACGATATGAATGGCCCTTCCGCAATTAACTCCAATTAGCACTACTAGTAAGTCTATATTGCCATCTACCGGTTCCGGTGATGATGTTACAGCCACTAATCTACCTTTTGGGGTATATACTTCTGACATGGACTTTGTTACTGGTGCTGTTGCACAAGTTTCATATACTTATAGAAAGCTTGGTGGTGACATTTTAGATATTGAATTATCTTCTCAAAACGTATATGCAGCTTATGAAGAATCTGTTTTAGAATATTCTTACATGGTTAACATGTATCAGTCTAAAAATGTTTTATCTGATTTGCTCGGAGAAACCACCGGCACCTTTGACTACAAAGGGGAGTTTTCCGGCACCACCAATACCCTTCCAAATGTTGCTTTAAAGTATCCTAGGTTCAATTTTGGTTATGCTAGAAGGTTAGCAGATGCATTTTCAGAAGAAGTTGCAGTAGGGGGCACTCAGACTGTTTATTCTGCTTCTATAAATTTGAGCGATAATGTGCAAGATTATGATTTACAAGAAGCTATACAAGATGCATCTACGGCCGGCGGAGTATCTTTTGCCAGTAAAGTTCAGAATAATAAAGTTTTAATTAAAAGAGTGTATTATAAATCTCCAACTTCTATGTGGAGGTTTTACGGCTATTATGGCGGCCTAGGTACAATTGGAAATTTGACATCTTATGGTCAATATGCGGATGATTCTACATGGCAATTTATTCCCGTGTGGCACAATAAAGCTCAATCAGCAGCTTTTGAAGATGCTCTTCAAACTAGGACATCTCACTATTCTTATGAAATAAGAAACAATAAAATAAGAATATTTCCAATTCCAAATCAGTATATGACAGCAGTCTGGGTTGAATTCACAGTAAAGGAAGATTCATGGCAAGAACAATCTGATAGAAAAATAGGCATCGATGGGATTAATAATTTAAACACTTTGCCATTTGCCAATCTTCCTTATACAAAGATCAATTCAATAGGAAAGCAATGGATTAGAAAATATGCTCTTTCTCTGACAAAGGAGATATTGGGCCAAGTTAGGGGCAAATTTACATCCATACCAATCCCCGGGGAATCTGTTACTTTGAACGCAACAGATCTTCTTTCACAAGCAAAAGAAGAACAGACTCAATTAAAGGAAGAACTTAAAAATATTATGATGGAAACATCGTATGAAAAACTAGCAGAATCAGATGGAAGCATGGCAGACAATTCATCAAAACTCTTTCAAGGCATCCCAAGAGTAATATTTATAGGATAAGGAGAGATGAAAAATGTCAAACCAATGGTCACAGCCAGATGCTCCGCCGCCCCCTTTGTTCTTGGGGGCTAACGAGAGAAAACTGGTCAAACAAGTTAATGACGAGCTAATAGAGAGGGTAATTGGACAAATTGTCATATATTATCCTATAGATCTTCAGCATACTGATTTTCACAATTTATATGGAGAGGCGATAGAAAAAACTTTTCTCCCACCGGTGAGAATTCATGCTTTGGTAACTTGGGAAGGAATGAGCACCAATTCCACAAATTATGGAATTGATAGAACTTCGTCCATAACTGTTAATTTTCATAAAAGAAGATTATTGGAGGATCAAGACTTGTTTGTTCGCGAAGGCGATTTCCTGCAATATGGAAAATTTTTATATGAAATAGCTAGCTTAAATGAGCCAAGACAAATATTTGGACAAGTTGACCACAAAATGGAAATAACTGCCAAATGCATTAGAGCTAGGGAGAACCTCTTTAATGGCCAATAACGCCCCTAAAATAAAAGAAATTCCTTTTCAACCTTCGACAGTTGAGACTGTGGATTTTGCAGTCTATAGCTGGTTGAACGAAACAATGGATATATTTTCTACTACCAACAAGGGGAGAGAAAAGGTTCCGGTTATATGGTCTTCTGCCGAAAGAGCTTATCAAGTTAAAAACAATAAAGAACTTAGAGATCAAGAAGGCACTTTGCTGCTTCCTTTGATAACAGTTGAAAGAACATCGGTTGTCAAAGATCCGGCCTTTAAAGGCCCGGTTCAAGCTCATGTCTATTCCGCCAATGATTATAGGGGAGGAGCATTGCCCGCAGCCAGAAAATTAAATCACGATCGAACATTGGAATTTGCGAATAATGACTCTAGGAGAAGGTATGGAAATAAAAGAGTGGGGAATGATCAGATAAATTTCAAAACCAAGAAAAAGAATAAGAAAATAGTTTATAATACTTATTATAGCGCTTTGCCAGTCTATGTTACGCTTATGTACAATATAAATATTAAATCGAATTATCAGCAACAAATGAATGAAATGCTTCAGCCCTTTATAACAAAAACGGGCGGGATTAATTATTTTGTTGTGGATCATGAAAAACATAGATATGAAGCTTTTATGCAGCAAGATTTTTCACAAGATAACAATGTATCTTCTTTGGCCGAGGAGGAGCGAAGATACGAAACAAAATTTGATATCAAAGTGTTGGGTTATCTCATGGGACAAGATACAAACGACACCCAGCCAAAATTTGCTGTAAGAGAAAATGCTGTTGAGATTAGGTTTCCTCGCGAAAGAGTTGTTTTCGATGATCTCATTGAACACACTGATCTTTTAAAGGAATACAAACGTTAGGCGGTTTTTTGGATAAGTATATACTATTTATATAAAAAATGAATATTTTAAAGGAGAATCTTGTAATGCCATCAAGAAAATTTAAATTTGTTTCACCGGGTGTCTTTTTGAGCGAGGTGGATAACTCTCAATTTGGTGTATTTTTCGAGGACGTTGGGCCTGTTGTTATTGGTCGAACAGAAAGAGGTCCCGGAGGTTTGCCAACAAGAGTCGACTCTTTTTCAGAATTTATAGAAGTGTTCGGAAACCCAATTCCGGGCGGAGGCACTCAAACAAATGATCCATGGCGAGAAGGTAACTATACCGCTCCTACTTATGCGGCATATGCAGCTCAAGCTTATTTGAGAAACTCTGGGCCCATGACAATTGTCAATCCCAAAGGTTATCAACACTCTAAAGCTACAACCGGCGGTGCAGCCGGTTGGCCGCAAGAAGATGACAGCGATCCAACAGCTTCCGGAAGTGAAGGTACCAATGCTGGTGCTTTCGGATTATTTTTGGTTGATTCTAGTTCAGCGAAACCTACATCCCCACAAAGATGGGGCTTGGGGACGGGTTCATTGGCGGCCATTTTATATGCCAG